TTTTGAAAAAATTTTAAAAGGAAGTAAACCCATGGAAAAAGAAGGCATCGAATCATTGCAACTAGCATCAGGCAACAAGGACATGAACATCAACATCGAATTAGTTGTAGAAGAATTTATTAAAAGAAAAAAAAGAAGACCTAGATCTATTGAAGAAATAAAAGATTTTTACATGAATGAAATGATGGTAAGAGGAGCTGGGAATAACAGAGATAACGCAAGTTTAGCTAGTTACGAGCCTGGTAAATACGACCCTGAAGAAATTGAAATGTATGAAAATTACAAATACGACATGAACGAACAAAGACCTGGAATGCCTATTATTGACATTGATGAATTTTTAAGATTAGAAAGAGGACAAGCTTCGGTAGATTTAGCCCGTGGAGGATTAGCTGGAATACTAGGAGTTTAACATGAAGATCGCTGATTATGGGAAAGCGATAACTTCGTACATCGAATCACCTACCAAAGAACAAAAAAATAAAATTAAAAAAGAAGCGTTAATGTTTCAAGATACTATGGACGCTATACAACCAGGGCGGTCTTTGTTATCTGAAGGGACGCCAAAGAAAAAACCTTTTACACTAGATCAATTTAAAAACAAAGCAAACCTCTACATGGCAGCTTATCAAAGCAATGCTTTACCTGTTGATGACATCAGACTTAAATTAGATGAGTATACTAGACAAGGGATTGAAGATGGAACTTTCACTGCAGACGAAGCAATCAAAGTTGTTAAAGATTTAAAATTTTATTACAAAGATCTTGCACAGAAACAAAGACTGCGTGGAGTGGTAGAAGGTATTGGAGATGTGGAACGTGAAGATTTTCAAAGAGGTGGTTTTCGTCCAGGTAAAAGTAGTAAACCACTTACACAAGAAAAATTTACAGAGCTGTATGAAAAATTTTTAAAATCAAAAGCGGCAAATAAGACAGATGGAGCGTTTGCCGAAATTTTAAATAAAAAAGGTTTTAGAACACAATTGGATGAACCTTTTACTAAAGACTCAGTTCAAATAAGAAGAAGTAAATATGGAATAAAAGGTGTTGCCAAGGTAGGAACCGATCCGACAAAACAAGCACAAATAGATAAAATAAATAATTATCTTAATGAATTAATTCCTAAATTAAATTCTGAAAATAAATTTTATGCATATCCAGAAGTTAGAGAAATGGTTTTAAAAAAATTAAAACTACCAGCTACTACAGCTTTAGACCCAAGATATTATCCTCAACTAAAAGTTGGAGGGGGTGACAATAGCTTATTTTCTAGAACTCAAAAAATAGATCAAGCGTTAAATAAAGCTTTAGCGTCTGATAAACCTTTAAATACTTCTTTAATGAAATATTTAAAAAAAGAAACAGGGGTATCAGATTCAAAAATTTTTCAACAAACTTTAAATAATTCTCCTACATATCAAAGCATAAAAGATCAAGGTGGTGATTTATTAAGATATAGATTTAATCAAGTAACAGAATTATATGATCTTCCATTATCAGATGCATTAACACGTGCCGTAGATTTACAAAAAGGTCAACCTGTGTTTACGGGCATGGGAAAAGAAAAATATTACTCCTCTTCTCCTAAACATAAAATAATGGATTTTGCAAAAAGAAATTGGAATGCAAATAAAGGTAATGGCCCTGTTAAATTTTTTGATAATACAGGGAAAGAAATTAAATGGAACCTTGGAACTAAATTACCATACAACAAAGTTTCTTTTAAGTTTAATGGGAAAACTTTTAACATAAAAAATTTAGGTGATATTGAAACAGTAAAAAAATTTTTTCCAGAAGTTTATAAAAAACAAATAGCTGTAAATAGATTAAGAGCAACAGAGGTGGACAATCCTTTTAAAAAAGGAACAAAAATACCTTTACTTGAATTATTAAAATTAAACTCACAAAAAATTTACGGTTGGAAATCTAAAAGAAATACGTTTGATATTTTACATGGATCAAAAGGAGTTGCAGTAGAACCTTTTACAAATTTAAGTTTTAATTCTAGAGATGTAAATCAAATGCAATTAGGACTAGATACAAGTGTTAAAGCTGGAAAAATAAAACAATCAGATGCTAATAAAATTTTAAAATTTTTAAATGAGTATACTGGTAGTGGAGATGTAGAAAAACTTAAACAAAGACAGTTAAGTTTATCAAAAGATTTTTTATCCGGTGAAATAGATAGTTACGGAGCTGAAAGAAATAGAATTCTTAGTGTTGCTAAAGACATACCCGCAGTTAAAAAATATGCGGCCTCTCAAGGTATTACTCTTAATAATTTTGCAGGTTTTTTAGATTTTACACAAGCTGGATTTGATTTACCCCCTGCGATCAAACAAGCTGCAGATAATATTTTAAAAGCTAGTGGACAAGTTTTAAGAGGAGGAGGTAAAATGGCGGTCGTGTTAGATCCTATGTTTGCTGCTATGGATTTTTCTAAAGCGATTGATACAGGAGTTTCAGGGGGTGAGGCTTTAAATTATACAGGACAAAAATTTATACAAGATTTATTAAATTTACCTAAAACATTAGAAGACCTTGCTTACACTGCAACTGAAAAAGGAACATTTAAAAATTTTGGAGATAAGAAGGATAGAATATTTGATTATGAAACAAAAACTTTTGCTGATGATTATTTAAAAAAAACAGTCGAAAAAACAGCCCCTGAAGTATTAAAAGCAAGACTAGCAAAAAGAGATTTTGATACGCAGGTTTTGCCTAGCTTAACTATGGTTGATGATATGGAAATCCCTGCTTCTAAAGCAGAAATAGAGGCAGCTAAAAAGGCTTTTATGAAAGAAAGAGACGTAGATTTATCAGTGTTAGAAAAACCTAAAAAACCAGTTTTTGGAAAATACAATGAGCAAATTAAAAACATTAAAGTCTAGTTATCCTAAGACCTGGCTCCTGCCGCCTGAATCAGGACCCACGCCTCAGGGCTTGAATATTAATTATAACAATGTTAAAACAGTCAAATTGGAGAAAATAAATGGCAGACAAAATAGACAAGTCCTTGACGCAAGGACCAAGAAGCAGCGTTAATATTCCAGGTGAAGAAGAGATTACAGAAGCAGTAGAAACTTCTGTTGAAGAACAAGAACAAGCTCCAGGACCAGTTGAAGTAACAGAACAAGAAGATGGATCAGTAGATGTAGATTTTGATCCTAATGCAGCATCACCAGAAGGTGGTGATGAGCACTATGCAAACTTAGCAGAATTTTTACCCGAAGATGTTTTAAATGAAATGGGATCTGATCTCACGCAAAAGTATATGGATTACAATGCGTCGAGAAAAGATTGGGAACAATCCTACACAAAAGGTTTGGATCTTTTAGGTTTTAAATATGATATGCGAACAGAACCTTTTCAAGGAGCTAGTGGTGCAACTCACCCAGTCCTTGCAGAAGCAGTTACACAATTTCAAGCGTTAGCTTACAAAGAATTATTACCAGCAGATGGACCTGTTAGAACTCAAGTCATAGGAGTACCAACTCCAGAGAAACAACAGCAATCTGAAAGAGTAAAAGATTATATGAATTACGAGCTCATGGAAAAAATGAAAGACTATGAGCCCGACTTTGACTCGATGCTTTTCTACTTACCTCTTGCAGGTTCGGCATTTAAAAAAGTTTACTTTGATGAACTTGAAGGAAAAGCAATGTCAAAATTTGTTCCGGCAGATGATTTGATTGTCCCGTATTCTGCTACCTCATTAGAAGATGCTGAGGCAGTCATTCACCGGATCAAGATTTCTAAAAACGAATTAAGAAAACAACAAGTAGGTGGATTCTATTTAGATATAGAATTAGGTACACCAGGTTATGAAGAAAACGATGTTGAGAAAAAAGAAAGAGAACTAGAAGGTCAAAGAAAATCTAAGGACGATGACATCTACACTTTGTTAGAGTGTCATGTTAATTTAGACTTAGAAGGATTTGAAGATCAAGATCAAGAAACAGGTGAGCCTTCTGGAATAAAAATTCCTTACATCGTTACGGTAGAATTAGCTACAAGAAAAGTTTTATCGATTAGAAGAAATTATGAAATTGGAGATCCGAACAAAAACAAAATAGATTACTTTGTTCATTTCAAATTTTTACCTGGACTAGGTTTCTATGGTTTCGGTCTCATCCATATGATTGGTGGTCTGTCTAGAACTGCAACTGCAGCTCTTCGTCAATTATTGGATGCGGGTACGCTCTCCAACCTACCCGCAG